TCAACATATTGTACCAAGATACTTTCAAATTCTGGAGAGATAACAGCGTATTTGTCTTTTGACATAACATTTTTCTTTGCAAGTGCTTGGTTAGCAGATGCGATAGTAGAGATAATGTTAGCTGTAGCCAAAGTACCTACTGTTACTGTAGATGCAGCATTCAATGCTTCACCCAATACATCAGCATCAACTTGGTTAGACAAGTATTCTCCTGTCTTTTTACCGTATTCCAAAGCTGCTGAGTAGATGTTTTGTGCGTTGTCCATTTCATCAATATAGAACCCTTGAGCATATTGCTTGTTGATAGACAATGCTTCGTTTGTGTCAGTAAGATCTTGGATATTGATAGCAGTCCCTCTTACATAAACATCAGGGATTACTGACATAGATGAGTAAGTTCTGTTCAAAGTATCACCATACTTTTTACCTTCCAAACCTTGTTCAAATTGACAGATTTTCATAGCAACATTTTGCTTGAAGAATTCTGTTTGTTGTTTTCCTGCCCAGATCTCTGGGAAAGAAGCTGATAGTGAGTTACCCATTTGTTAATAAAGTACAAAATATAAAGATTTGTACTATCTAAATTGAGATTTGCCTTGTTGTGCTTCAAACTTAGCCCAATCCTCTTTTGTCCATTCAGACACAGGTTTTGGTTGGTCGTTGTCTAGCTTATTAGAGCCTCACACAAGTCAGCGTTGTTTGGCTTTAGATAGTTTGTCGTGGTTACTAAACCCATATTTTACTACTATGTCCTCTATTGCAGAGTCATCAGTAGCTGCGATTTTTCTTATCGCTCACTCGAATTGCTTGAGGTCTGGGTTTGCTGATAGTAAAGATTGTAGGGTCTGGTCATCTTGTTGTGATTTTGTCAATCACTTGAGCTTTTGCTCTACAAGACTTTCTACCGTTTCCTTTTTTACAAATCATTTCTCATCAAGGTATCTTTCGACTTCTTCGTCATCACCTGATGGCTGATTTGCTCTCTTTCCTAAGAGTTCCCTTTCCTTTGCTGCTAATTCTTGTGTTTTGCGTGTGTAATCGCTTTGCATCATAAGCCCATTAGAGATCTCATCAATAGACATCTCCTTCATAATCGGGCTACCGTTTGCATCTACTCATACTTTCACGCTAATTGTTGTTGGAGTGCTTTCGCTTGCTCCTGATTGTTGGAGTGCATCTTGTGCTTGTTCCATAGTTATATTTTATATATAAAACTACTCTGTTGTGTCAAGTGTTTCTTCTTCCAACTCTTCACTAGCCATGTTGTCCAAGAATTGCAGGAACTCCATTGCTATATTCAACTCCCCTTGCACTGTCTTAATATCCTCGCTTTTGATAGTTCTTAATCTATCATTGCAAGCCACTACAACCCTTCTTCGATAATCTCTAATCTCAGAGAACCCTTGTGTATTACTTATCCCCTCTATTGCTTTTTTCTGTAGGAGAAACTGTTTCTCTGCATCTGATTTCTCGGTGTAATATAATTGTTTAGAGTTATATTCATCTAGTAATTCAAACAATCTCATAGCTATAATAAGACTAAAGACCTGCTGTTAATGCTCATTTTGCTACAGCTTCGGTTACTTCTTCAGGAGCTGTAGGTACTTGCTCTGGCATCTGCATCTCACCACCACCTCACATTCAAGGTACTTGTGGTGCTTGCTTCTTTATATATTTGTCTGCGTTTACTCCCTCAAATGTACCTAGTACATCCTTAAATAACAGCTCCAAATCAACAGGCACTCAAGCAGCCATAGCTTGTTGTCAGATGTTGTACTTAGCTATCCCATCATTTCTTCTGTTCTCTATCGTATCGTATGATGATGATCCTGCTTCTATCTTTATCTCAAACTTTTCTAACGCATCTACTATAGCTTCCTTGTTTATATCCCAGAATGTATCGTCATCTAATGCCTTGATAGTTATATTTTTTGTCATATTCTCTGCTATTTGTTGCAATAGCTTATACCCCAATCTCTCCAATCATTCTTCGTAGTGTTTTCTACACTCATCTAATACAACATTGCTTTCGTAGAATTTAATACGCATACCTGTTGCGGTATTAGTCAATCATTGCTGATTTTGGCTGTTGTTGGTATCAATAGTGAAAGTAAGCCCCTGCATTTGTCTTTCAAAATCGTTTTGCTCTTGGAAATAACTTGGCTCAAGACTACGATGTGGTAACTCTTGCAGATTATTCATAGCTTCAATCACACTCTTATTTGTAGGTATGATATTGTTTGGTTTGTTTATCAATTTCTTCGGATTGATACCACTATTAGGCGACCATACCCAGCTTCTATTCAAAGCGTGGTTGATATACTCACTTGCTGCGTTCTTCTTGTAGTTCAACTCTTGTTGCAACCCCATAATAGGCTCTAAGAACCCAACAGCTAAGTTTGTTTCTGTGTCCTCAAAACATCTTATCTGCTCGAATGGGATCTGTGTTATCTCTTTTATACAAAGACATACCAAATCGTTTGCTACTACTATCTCATACAACCTTTCATCTCAATCCTTTAGCTCAAACAATCAGTAGTATGTTTTGATTGATAGGTTGTTTTTATCTACATCAGGTACTTTTGAGATAGTCATTCACATAATATTTTGCACATCCTCTTTATATTGTGATGATGTTTTGTCTAGCTTTGCAATATCCTCTAATTTATCGACATTGATATATTCTTTGTTCTTTTGTATATCTGCCAATCTCACACCAGACAATACTTGCACTACAGCAGGCATATCCTGAAACATAACATATCTAGGATCATAATATATGTCGCTCCAAGATACTGGCTCTATAGTTACATATTCATCAGCTACATTTTCTTCTATCTTCTCTGTGACCTTGATTACCTGTTCTACACCATTCTCATCAATGATAGTTTCTTCTTCGTCTACTTTCAGTTTCTTCCTGCTTATAGTATACTTCGTTGCTACCTTAGCAAACGATGTCCCATAGTTTACCATACCCTTAGCCCACAATCTTGTGCTTTCAGATAGATTATATTTAGAGAAGATTGTACTCAATAAGTCTTGGACTGCTCTGCTTTGCATATCCAACTTAGATATATCTGCTCAATTCTCTAGCTCATTAACAAGGTCTGGTTTGAAACTTACCAACCACTTTGGGTTTCTACTAACTATTCTAGGCAATATCTTATTAGATACCTCGTGCATCTTATTGACCTTAAATGTCGTACTCCAATCAGCCTTTTTTGGATAAGTGAAAGTATTAAGCTCTTTATATATAGCAAGCATTCTATTATGATATGGCTGCAACAACTCTTGGTATTGTTCAAAAGTATTTGATACCATCATAACAGCCTTTTGTTGTTGCTCTGGAGTTGGCTTAATCATCTATTTGTAGATATAAACTAAAGGCTTAATAATCAAATAACACACTATTGCAACACTAATATATATCATCTTCATCGTCATACCCCAACAACTTAGGGTTTCAATTCTCATCATACGCTATTGTAAAGTTATCTTTGTATGCTTTATTGTTTGGGCTTATCTCATACATACTATACAACATTTGCTCTGCATCCATTATATCATCGTGTTTACCTCTTGGGAAACGCTTCAATTCAAACTCTAGCTCTGTCATACCTAGCTGGTGGTATATATGCCCATTTCTATACAATGGGATCAACTTCCTTAACTTTGCTTCTTTATCACCTGTTTGCCTTATCTCCTCTATGTCTACATACTGCCCTCTCCTTTGTAACTCTGCTTTCAGATTGAAGCCTATGATCTGCTGTGCTTGGATTGACTCAATACCTATCTTCTCTGGGTTTCGTTTGTTCTTGTGATAGATAAGTTTATCTATCAATTCCGCTGGATTGTATTTGCCTACACTGTACTCTAATATATACATATCCATTCAATCAAACATACCTGTCATGATACAAGTATTGTCCGCACTATCTCTTTTTGAGAATGCAGGATCACAAGCAGTAAATATCCTTCACTTCTTCGGTACTGTATCGTTAGTGTAATATCTAAACCATTCCTCATGAAACTCTTGCGTATCTTTATTTACTGGGTTCTGTTGGTATTGCGTAGAAAATACAACAGGGCTTTCAGCTTTCATTTGATTGAGTATCGCTATTGGGAAACGCTTTGGGAAAAAAGACTCACCAGCCTTGCGAAATCCATCATCAGTTTCGGCTATTGCTGGTATTATCAGCTCCTCTCGTTCTTCGCCTATTCCTTGCTTCTTCAAGTCCAATAGAAAGCCACATAAGTCGTCATCGTGCAGTCTTTGCATTATCACTACTATAGAGCCTTCTGTTTTACTATTCAATCTGGACTTGATTGTGTCTTGGAAGTTATTGTTTACCCCAGTCCTTACTACATCGCTTTGTGCATCTGCTGGTTTCAATGGGTCATCTATTATTATTATGTCAGCACCTACTCAAGTAATCGTACCTGTAGAACCCGCTGCATACATCTGACCACCAGATACTGTTTCTCGATGCTGTTTATTGTTCTGGTCTTCTCTCAATCAATCCTTTCTAGGAAATATAGATAAGTATGTATCACTGTTATACATATCCCTAGCTCCACTATTATTCTTCTCTGCCAACTCTGCACTATATGATATAAGCATAAACTTCAATCGAGGGTCGTGTCATAAACACCAAACAGGGAACGCCTTACTCACTGTTTCTGTTTTCAATGATCTAGGTGGGATGTTTATAATCAATCTCTTTATATCACCAGCATATACCCTTTCCAACTTCTCACATATTAACTTAATATGCCAGCTCTCATCTAATGCCGCTCTCTTTTCCTTTTGTCGGTAATACTTCAAAAACTCATACAAGCTATCCCTTTGTGGTCAGTGTATCTCCTCTAGTTTCCTCATAGCTAGCTCTTTGGCTGCTCTCTCTTTTAGGCTTAGCACTTACAAATCATTGAAGATTAAATCTATTAGACTACATATACTATATAATGTTATAGCCCCAAAAAGCATAAATCATCAGACAATCATCATTGATACTATATATAATATAAAGCTATTCTCATTTTAGAGTATTAGCTAGATAGCCAATACCTAATCAACCAGCTCATAATCATCAACCTATTTTAATAATATCTCAAGCTATTGTGGTTTTCTCTTTGGCAAATGATGGGATATTCTTAATCAAATTATTCTTTGCCTCAATTACTGAACTCATATTGTAGAACTCTGATTTTACATCAGGTCATCATTGGCTACTTACTACATCATCTAATTGGCTATTCATTTTATTTCTTACTGATTGTCGTAGCTTATTAGCTTTTTGTACTGATCCAGCAGCATCTGGGCTTGGG